ACTTCGATTTCTTCCTCTTCTAACTCGACTTCATTGTTTTCAATTACTGCCTTTTGATTCATCTTTGACCCCATTCAACTCACCCACTTTGAACGGCTGGGTGGTTGCCGTTTGTTTGATTGTCGTACTTTTTTAACTTGTTGGCAATGTCATGGCTGCGCTCTTGTTACAGCCGTTGGCCCAAACAGAATTGCAGTTCCTTGTTCTGGGTTAGCCGCACCTTCATAACCGTACTCCTTAGCCATGCGCTCAACATCAGTAAATGCTTGGTTTGGGTCAGGTATGCCTTGGTTATATTTTGATGTAAACGGCGTGCGGCTTGATTCGACTGCTAAGGTTCTAAATGCCAGCGGGTCTGATAAAAGATTATATAAACCCTGACTTTCTGCGCCATATTTATAAATACCCAAACCCGGTTCAGCTCGCACTTTGGAGGGGTCGCCAATGTAAGCATACGACCTTTCCATAACTGGATTTTCTGATCCTAATAGTCTTTCCATTTCTCGACCCTTTATACCTTGCCCATAACGGGTTGGGTCAAGAAATGTCAAATCTGGCCTATTACTAAAATGCGTCAGAGTTTCAGAAAATGTTGTTCCCATTTCTGGTTTTATTAACGGTTGTATATATTTTGGCATCCCGCCAGTAAAAGACGGGTCTAAAAATTCCGGCGGCAATAAAACGCTTTTCTGCGGAGCAAATTGAAAATTTTGCCACGCTTCACCCAGTAGTTTATCAATTTCAGCGACATCATCTAATTTACCGCTTCTATTTGCCTCATAACGTATGCCGTTCAATTTATTTATTCTTCCTTTTAATTCAGCATTTATTGGCGTGTAGTTAACAAAAGAATTTTGCCCTCTCGTTTCACTTGCCATTGCAATCCGCGCTAATGGCGAAAACATTTGCGAATGTGCCCCGTAAGCAATTTCCTCGCCTTTTGCGCCAAATTGATTTCCATGCACTGCGTGCCCATAAAAATCATGAACTGCACGAAACATCTCATTGGTGTTAAGTTTTGTTTCTGGATCAATCGCATTTAAGAAATCGTGCGGGTCACCCCCTTGATAGACATATAAATGTTTATTACCATAAACATCTTTCAGCATTTCCTTACTACTGGTATAACTACCCTCACCAGTTCGGTGATAAGACAAGCTAACTGGCAAGGAATAAAACTGGTCTTGTGTTTCTTTTGCAAGTTGTAAATATGACGCTTCTAAAAGTTGGTCATAATTTTTTGCGCCAGTTGATTCAATTATTTGTGGAAATTTTTTCCCGTATTCTTCAAATACAGTGTTTTTATATAACTCATCGCCTTTAGACGCTAATTGAAACGTTCGCCCAATAGCCGATTGCTTTGCCAAACTTGATGGCGGCATTTTTGGTAATTCGTACTTTTGCCCAGATGTTCTTTGAGAAAACTCATCAACTATTTGGCGAACAAAATTATCTGGCGTTTTTAAGAATTGATCGACCGTTTCGTCCGATATTGGTTGCGGAACATTGTTTCCATTTGCTCCTCCGATAATGTCGGGTTGCTGTATTTCTTCTCGTATTCCGCGATTTTTTTGTCCAGCTGCGGCAAAAGTGCTTGGTTGAACTCTGAGGAACGGACCTTCTTGGGCTGTTTCATATCTTTTCTCCTGCGTGATTGGGGTCTTTGGGCTAATTACTGAGAGACTTGGGTCTGTAGATGGTTGCAAAATTTGTGGTGATTCGGGCGGGGCAATTTCTTGCCTTAGTTTTCCATCTTTTCCTCTCCATGTACCAGTTTCTTGCCAGATGGTTCTTGCGTCTCTTCCCATATCTTCAAGCATTTTTGCTTTTTGTGCCGCCAGTGCATCCCATGTATTAATTAATTGTTTGGGCAACAAAGATTGGCCCGCTGCTACCCTGTCTGTTATCTCTTGACCAATAACTTTAGTCCCAAGACGACCAGCCTTTGCACCAAACCGTGTTGCTTGAGTAGCCACTGGTGCAATCAACATTGCCGCCGCCGCCGTGTCATCAGGTATCAGCGGCACGTTTGCTTTGCCAATATTGGTGATTGGCTGCCCGTAAGAATACCTGTTTAAAGTTCGGCTCAACTCTGGCACATCAAAAAACCGCGCTACACCTTGCAGAGTTTGGGTTCGCTCTGGGCTGTAAAGTGATGCCGTCAAGTCAGACAAAAATCCTGAGATTGGCTCTCTAGGGGTTGCTTGCATAAAGTCCCCACGGGGATCTCTGGCGGATTCTCGCAAATCAGCCATGCCTTAAACCCCCGGCTCAACCATGACTTGTGCGCCGGGTGTTGGCTCAAGCTGGCCCGGCGGGACAACCATCTCCATCATCCGCATGGCATATTCTTGTGTTTCCATGTCCACTTTTGCAAGTGTTTCAACAGTCTTGGCGCGTTTGTATTCGGCATCAGCGATTGTGTCCACTGTGTCAGCTCTGGCCTTGGCTGCCTTTGCTATAGCCTCTTCAGCTGCGGCCTGCAAATATATTGCGTTCGGGTCTTGAGGCTGACCTTGCATTTCTGCCATGAGTTGCTGAGCTTCGTCATCAGTTGGCTTGACCACACCCATCCGCAGTAACTTCTTGCGGAAATAAGCATTAGCATCCTGTACGCCTTCACCTTCCATGTTCATCATCGCCATTGCTGTCAGCACTTGAGCTGTCTCAGGGTCTTGGGTAATCTGAAGCATTCCAGTCAAAGCCCTGACCGTTGCCGCACGCTTGCTGCTACTGGATGGCCCGACTTGCGCCACAACATCAAAAGTTGCATCGCTTAAATCGTTTGCCATCTTCATTGCGCCAGTCTCTTGGTCAATCATTGGCTGCATCAGCTCGACCATACCAGCTTCACCAGTAGGCGCAATCGTCTTCATCTTCCGTTTGTCTTCGGTGTAGATTTCCTTTGCCATGCTTAACCATATCTCACCGCATCGCTTCATACCCTTGGCAAAGTTGCTCATGTAAATGAATGTCTGCATATCTACACGGGTTTGTATCAACTCTACAGCCTTGCCTGATACCCCTGAAACCATCTTGTCAGCACCTTGTGGGTTGCCTAAGATGTCTTGCATATCCTGTTCGGTAATCTGCAACAGTGCCGCCATTGCTGGAGGGATTTGTGCCGACCTAGTGTAAGCCACTGGACCAGTAATTTGCGTACCGCCATCAGCCCCAGTCACAGGGTTAATTAAAAGGTAAGGGTAATCCCGTAAGTTATCTTCAGCCCACATCACCTGATGCCCTGCAACTTGCTCGGGTGTCATGATTGGCTTTTCGATGCTAGACAATGCGCTAATCTCGCCCAGCTTTGAAAGTTGCATATTCTTTAAACGCTGTGCATCTTTGGCAAGCCTGACCGCACCCATGCAGCGTTCAATGTTGTCCACAAACCAGCGTTTGCCGTAAACCACCACAATTGGGATGCACTTGCCAGCAATATAGCCAGCATCTTCCAGAACCTTGCCGCCTGACATGATGTATTTACGAACCTTCATTCGCCTGACCCGCTTTTGGCGCACTTCCCGAGTGCCAACCGCCAGCAAGGTATCTTCTAGCATCTCATCGTTTGCAAAGTCCGCTTGTGTGTAGCGTTCTTCAGTACCGTCAATCGCTTCAAAGATGCGGATTAACTCGGTCTTTTCTTCCAGTTTGTAGTACTCAGCCACAAACACAATGTCAGGGGTTGCCCAGTCAAATTCGTACTGGTGAATAATTTTAGGCCAGTCTGTCGGGTCATCGTTGTAGACTTCTTTGTAGCTGTCACGGGTCATGCTGGTGACCACAAAAGCAAATTTAGCATCCGATTTGTCTTGTCGCTTGGCGTTCAGATCAAAGAATACTGAACTGTCAGCATCGTAGATGGGTTCAAAGCGGATGCGCTGGCGGTCGTCCTCGTCATCTTCCTCGTCTTCGTAAACTGTGCGCAAACGCCATGCGCCAATGCCACCGCCTACAGCTTCTTCAAATGCGTTGTCGTAAGCCTCATCAGCCACCGATGCTTGTTCATCAGCACGGTACAACCCATCGCAGACTTCAGCCAGCTTGTCATTCTCTGAGCCATCTTTGCTCACATAATCAACTGTGATGCGGTTGTTGCGGTACTCATTGACGATACGAATAACAGCCAACATGATTTTGTTGACTTCAAACTTGGGTTTGTTTTCGTACTGGTCATAGAGTGGGCCTTCCCACTGGCTGCCGCATAAACTGTAAAAACGGCGGTCTTGCAGGCATTGCAATCGTTCATCCCGCAAGGCGGTTTGTATGTCGTTGAACTGACGCAGTGCATCAGCGTGCAGATTTGCAAGGCGTTGGTCGTTGGGTATTCGTGCCATATTTGTCCTTTAAAGCGATTATCTACCAGCGTTTGACATTGGGCAATGGCGTAAATGTAGCTGGTTTTGTGACTGCTGACCGCCTGATGCCTTCACACGCATACCGCAAAGCATCAATGACATGGTTCTTTTTGTCTTCCAGCTGGGGCAGGATACGCCCAGTCAATGGGTCTGATTTATAACTGTAGAGGCTTAGTTCGTCAATGGTGTGGATGCAGCGGGGATGAACCACAATGTCATAGTTCTTCAAAAACTCTATGCCTTCCTCAACCGACTTTGGTCCTTTGACCGCGGTCATTATCTTTGGAAACCCGTTGCGCTTCATGTGGCTGATGGTCTCGGGTCTGGCTGAGTCGGCAACGATAGGCCATTTCTCGGCCTCTGGCACTTGCATGAATAGTTCAGGCGTGTTAACAATCTCACAGCCCACCATGTAAGCTTCATGATCGATGTACAGGGTTCGCCCAATAATGTGGCATCGCACCAACACAGTCGGGTCTATTGAGAAACCCCAGTCAGCACCCAGCCTGTGGATAACTTCTGGCGGTGCTTCAAACTCGTCAATCTTCCAGTTTCTGAATACCCTGCTGTTGCTATTGCGTAGGTACTGACCCATCCAAACGTGCTGATACTTATCAGGGTCACGCCGCTTGTCGTATTCCATTTCGTCCTTCAGGACTTGTGGAAACCACGGGTTGTCGCCAAAGTTAACCTTGATTACCGAAGCATCGGTTGGCGGTTCAGGGCCACGCAATAGAAAGTCTACGGGGTCAGATTGCTGGCGCGGATTCCATGTAAACCATAACTCGCTGTTAGGTTTGCGGATTGTTGGCCTCAGTAGGTCAAGGCTGGTCTGACTTAGGCTTTGCGCTTCCTCCACCCAAGCGCAGTCGTACCCTTCCAGCGACTTAATCGAGTCGGCGGTGTGGTTCTGCATACCTTGAAAAATAATTGCACCATCGCCCTTTTTGGACTTGATAACCGAATCCTGTACGGCAAAGTAAGCTCCAGCATTCATCGCCTCAATCTTGGTCTCCAGCAGCCGCTTAACGGACTGGTTGAGTGATTTTTGTATTTCCCGCACGCAAACGCTTCTGCGCTTTTGGTCAAGTATGTGGCCTTCAATCATTAACTCGGCAAAAGTGTGCGACTTGCCAGAACCTCGACCACCCCATGCGCCCTTGTATCGGCTTGGCTCTAACAACGGCACAGCCCACTCAGGTGTTTGTATTTGCAGGGTTTTACCCATTCTTGACAATCACACGCTCAATTTTTTGTAGCAATGGATTTTCTGGGTCACTCGAAAGCTCTAACTTGTCACCCCATTTTTTAGGGGCTAACTTTGACAAAAGCCATTTTCTAGTGTCCACCTGTAATCTTTGTTTTTGCACTGCGCCAGAGTCAGTTGCCCCGCTGTCTGTACTTCCCACAGGGCTGTCAGCAATTCTTAAAGTCTCAGAGGCTATGTGTTCTATCAGGTCTTCCCTCGCACGCGCGTACTCTGCCGCCATTTTAATGTCATCATTAAGCCAATGGTTGAATGTGCTTTGAGACAATCCGATTTGTTTGCACGATTGGTGGGCGCTTAAACCGTTTCGCATTCCTGCAAAGATTAATTCGGCTAATTCTGCTCGGTCTGGGCTTTTTGGCTTTGTCTTTGGTTTATTGACGGTTTTCATGCAATCTCCATCGGTTTAGGTAAGTTTACAGGCCAATCGGCTTCAAGTGCTTTTATCGTGGCTTTGTGTGCATCAGTCCACATTTTTTGCCGTTCTTCTTTGCTTAAGTTTTTGCCTTGGTCGACTTCATAATGGCATTTCAGGCATAAAGCAGCCACTTGGTTGTCATCAGCTTTGATGCCCCTACCCTTACCGCTGCCCCAGTTTGTGTGGGCTGCTTGCACCATATTGCCTGACCCGCAGGCTTGGCAGTCAAGACTTGCTACCATCTTCAGCAGTTTTTTGCTTCTTACGTATTCGTGTTTTGTTCTCAACTATTGTCTCCATTGTGGAAAACCTGTGCATATTGGCGCATTCCAGCCTACGGCGGCGGCTGTTTCCTGTGCTGGTTCTGGTTTCTTTGACGATTGTCCATGTGCCGCATTCTGGGCATTTCATTGATATGCTTTTTGAGGAATTTTGGTCAACAAAAACGACCAAATGCCGCCCCCAAATAGCTTGGCTATAAATTGCAATGCAACAATTTCAGGCATCAACCCACCAAAAGCAATGGTCGGGAATGTGATGGAATCCACCGCAGCGCCAGCAACGTTAGACCCATTTGATCGAATCATCCAAGATTTTTTACGCAAAAATTGATAAACAATTGTGTCGGCAATCATGGCAAGGGCAAATGCCACCAGCGATGCCAAAGCTATTGCGCCTGCTGCTGGATTTAGCAAATAGGAAATAACACTTGCTGCCGCAATTAATCCACCCATTTTTAGCAAAAGCCTATTGTTTTGCCAATGTTCATGCAATTTGTCCCGCAATGACAAATCCAACCCTATCAGCACAAAGGCGTTTATTGGGCTAAACCAAGGGCCAAGCCATGCCACCAATAGGTTGGCAACAACAAGTGCGGCAATGTAAATAATTGGATAAATCAAATCAAAATCTCCTGCAAAGGTTTTGTTTCCCAAAGTAATGGGGGGTTGGTGGAATCTATGCGTTTTGCCATGCAACTCGCACAAACCTGTTTTTCGGCATGATGCAATGCCACATTTGTAGAATCGGCACTTGCCAAAGGCCACGGGCCAGCAGACATTCCAAGCATCCTTAAGCCATGCACCCAAGGCAACTGCTGCCCAAAGGTATTAGTCATGGCATTAAATGCTTCATCCATTTTTCCGCACCATTTATTCGTGCCAATCTGCCAATATTCACCAGCAGACCCAAAGCAAACCCGACCCCATGTGTCGCAAAGTTCCAATAAATAAGATATTGGCAAGCCCAAATGCCAGACAGGAATGCCAAATTCTTTGCGAAAAGGCCATGTTTTGACCATTTCCCTTTGTTGCTCAACAGTCCCATCGATTACATCAGGTACAACTGCCCAATGTGGATGCGCCAGCAAAGGCTCAACCCATTTATAAAATCCATCAATGTCAAAAGGTAATCCACGGGTTTTGGCGCTAAATGCCCCATTGTCCAGCATCAAAGATTGCCCCAAACGCAAACATCTGTGCAAATCGTCTGGTCGGGCATAGGAGACGCAAAAATGCTTTCCGCCCATTGTTTCTATGGCTTTGATGGGAGTTATGGGCGTTCCATGATAGTGAATCATTGATGCACCCTATCTTGCATTCGGTTTGTGGCTTCCCTTGTTCGCCAAATTTCGACATCTAACCTAGCCGCCTCAATTTCCCAGCGCAAAGTTTCTTCTTTTTCAATTGCCGCAGCCAAACCTTTCAGTAATTGCAAATATGCTGGGTCTGCATACGCTTCCCGTTCCTGTGCATTTGCTGCCTCGTAACCCATTTCAAGTGCATTTTTCATCAGCAAGGCTTTTTTGGACTTTCTGAATTCGTCAAGGTAAACCCTTTGTGCTTTGGCTTCACCGTAAGCTGGGGCTTTGTCTCTAATTGTTTGGGCTGCTTCTTCGGGTTTCATTTAATCTCCACAAAAACAGGATATTGCTGCTTCGTTGGGGTCAAACATATCTATTTGGTCTTTGCCAAACTGACTCATTGCCGCATAGTTTGGACGGTCTTTTGAGAATCTGCCACCAATTGTTTCCTCTTGCTTTGCCCACCAAATAGCACGGTTTGGTTCGTGCTGAATGATTGACATAAGCTGATGTGCGCCCTTCATGAAGCACAAGTCACAGTTTCCAAGAGGAGTTATTTTGTCTACAAATTGAAGTCCTAAATCAAACTTGTTTTGCCTCCAAAACTGCTGGACATGGGTTTGTGTAACACCACTTAACGCCAGTGGCGCATGGACTGTTTGCCGCAGCTTAGAAACTCGTCTAGGTTCATCTGCTCTGATTCCAGCCAATGTTTGAAATTCATCAAACCCTTTTGATTTCATATATCTGGTTATTGGGTGAATCTTAAGTTCTGTAGTACAAAATCGCATCACTGAGTTTGGCAAAAACCGCTTTTGTCGAATCATCTCAGCAAAGGGTTCGCCATCTCTAGATGCAGTTTCAAAATTAACTTCAACAAATTTTTGTGGGTTTTTGGCAAACTCAAGCCAAACAATCGGAACATTCCAGTTAACAGAACAATCATTAACAAACTTCAAAGTAGCCTCATCTTCCTTGCCAGTATTGGCAAAAACAACAATGGCATCGCTTGGCAGTTGCCCCCCCCCAGCCTCTAATACTTTATACAACATATAGGCACTTGTGCGTCCACCACTAAAGCTAATGCAAGTTGGCTCAGTTATTTTGTAAGGATTCATTTTGTCTCCATGATTGCAACATCTACACCAGCCACCGCTGAATAGAGTTTTTTTATGTGCAAATCAACCACTTGGGTATCGTCCAAATAAACCACCCCGTTCATTGCGTCAAGAAAGCATTTCGCTACGTTATCAATGTCTGGCTTCTTTGCAGGGCGTTCTGCGCCAGCCAAACAAGCCTCTGTGCGCTTTTTTGAGTACGACTGAGGCACAGGTAGCCTGATGTATAAATAAACGCCTACAGGGGTTTCTAGTGGCTTTTGTGGCCCCATTGCTTTGCTGGCGCACAGTTGGATTGCAGTTTCGTAATCAAGGGTTGCTTGGTCGGTGTAAACCTTGGTGAACTTTCCATGTCGGGAAAACCTCGGTCTGCCTTTGCCCTTGGGTTCAAGCGGCACATCAAAGACGATTGACATCACGCTGTTTCTCCATCAATGCAATCAAGGTATCTACTCCAACCTGCCCACGCCGTTTCTTGATACCCAGCTTCACAGTCTCCCACCATGCTTGGGCTTCCTGTTTCCCCAGTTCCCGCTGTTTGTTGCGGTATCTGCGAATCCAATCCCGTGCCTCGGTCTGGCGCAAGGTCTCCAGCATCTCGCAACGCTCGGTTGATGTCAGCAAGGCTAAATTCTTGGCCTTCCCGTCTTCTGTCCAGTAAAGATTTGTGGTCATACATCAAAACACCTCATCATCTTGCCAGTGCTGAACTGGTGGATGCTTAAATGTTGCAACTGAAATATCCCGCTGGGTGGCTGGCTTTTTGTCCGACCATTGGTGCATTGAGCATTTTGGGGCTTCAATTTTTACCGACCAAGGGTTTTGACAACCAGGCACTGTGCATTTGAGTTTTTCTAATTCGTCCACTTTGACCTCAATTCTGCAAGTTTGCGTTTGGCTTCTGCAACCACTTCAGGGTCAACAGGTTTCGGGTTGTATTCAAGCTGGGCTTGATTTGTCGGTATGTTTGGCCCTGCATTGCAAAACTCCCGAAAGGAAATTGCGCTTGGCGGGAATTCACCTTTGAGTCGGTCAATGCCGTAGTCCATGCTGGGTCGGTAAGTTAAAAACCGCCCAAGCTGCAGTTTCCATTCTTGCCGAACAAGCTCATGGTCTACCCCCTCCCAATGCCGCAAAAAGGCTGCACCGTAAATTGCACTCATGCGACCAAAAATGTAATCAAGACCTTCGTCTGGGGTGCATTCGTTATTTGAGTAATTGGACATTGCTTTGCCCTCCAAGTAATCCTCGGGTCAAACCTTGCAGCACGGTTGCATTGCGCTGCCCAGTTTTTGTTAAGCCATTTTGCGTTTGTTTTTCAGCAACCCAGTCTGCCTTAAATCCTCTCCACCCCCTAGCCACACATTCGGTTAATGCTTGCTCAAGTGTCCACCCTGCTTTTTCAGCCTCGTTAGCAATTCGGCTTATCGCAGTTTGGGTGATTGAGGCTTTATTCGCTTTTCTATGGGAAACAAAGTCCTGCCAAACAGTTTGTGAAACGCCTTCAGGCGTTGTGTTTATATTGGTTACTGGTTTATGGTTATTGGTTATTGGTTTATGGTTAGGTGGCGGTTCGTTTACGCTTTGTTCACGGTTCGTGCTTTTTTCCCTACGCTTCGTTTCCCTTTCTATAGCGATTCGTTTGTTTGTATCTGCTTTTGCATGGTATTCAAGCAACTCTTGCAGGATTCTGTCTTGTACATAGCAGCCATCTTTATCAAGCGTGAAAAACCTTGATAAAACAAACTTTACGGCCTCAACCTCTGATTCTGTTGATGCCCAAGTCCATTCAAGTGCTTGCTCTAATGTGGGGAATACTTCACGGTCATAGCACGAATCAATAAGAAGCGTGTACGAACCGTGCTGAAGCATAGTTAGCCGACCAGCTTTCTTTGCATAATCGCCAAGGTTTCGTTTGTAGTAGTGCATCAAGGCCGCCAGTCTGCAAAGCCATGCACTTGTAAAACAAGAAATCTCTCGGTTTGGCAGTTTTTTGCAAGCCGTGTGGCTTCTTTTAATGCCGCATCAAATGAGTCTTGGTAACAGGTAAACCTGAACGACTTAGTTGACCTAGCTTGCCGCATAACGACAAACTTCAAAGCTATATTTTCAAGGGGGGTGTCGCCAATGGGTTTTGGCTTTT